ACTTCGTTCGCTCGCTGGACGTCAAAAATTGAAGGCATGAATTATTATTTATAAATGAGTGAGAAAGCGGCTGCGTCTGTAGCACTTGAGCCTTGGGTTAAGGCAAAGTCTACACTTGCGGCTGCGGCTCCGTCCTGCTCTGTTCCAGTAATTGAAACACGTGCAGAAGGAATAATGATTTGAACTATTGAACCTGCGGTGTCGCCAACCTGCACACCAATGGCGATTTGCTCCAGCCTTGCGAACTGCTCGAAGCGGTACGCTTGCGCTGGCCTCATCACAAAATCAAAAGAGCCTGTAACGGTAATATCGTTGCTGACATAAGCAGCGGCTGGGTACTTGTCGCCGGTCATCTCTGCAAGTCCAGGGTCGCCCAAGTTCTTGCTGACGCTCATTGAGAAGCCAGTGGCTAGAAACTCGTTAGCTGAAGCAATCAAGCTTCCGGCTGCGGTGTTCTGTGCTGCCAGGTAAACTTGAGCGGCACTGGTGGCGATTGGCTCATAAGTGCTGAGAGTCGCGGCTGGCAAGTGAGGCACTAAGTAGTCAGTCGCGCTGACTGTGAAACTGTCACCACTGGCAGCCTGAACCCCAACCGTCGCGGCTGTTGTGCTTGGTGAACTGATGGTTGCAGCTCCGCCAGTGTTTACCTGTGAATCTGAACTGTCGTAAATGTCCACCAGTTGCCCAGCGAAGAAGTAATCGGCAGCTACTGCGTTTGAGGCAGGATCTAAGGTCACGGTTGCAGGTGAGGAATCAGTCACAGAGACGTCTGTTCCTGTCGCGTTCACTGGCCCAGAGTAGCGGATTCGAGAGGCGCGACAGTTTGCAGACATGGTGAAAACACCGTCTCGCGTAATGTCTACGCTGAAGCCCTCAACAACGGTTCCGTTGCTAACATACAATTTATAAGTATCAACCAACTGCGAGACTTGGAAAGTATCACTGACTCGACTGAAGCTGTAAGTGTTTGAAACTCCAGCAGAAGTGGTCAGTGTTCCAAAAGTCTTTTGCAGCAAAGTATCTTCGGCTGGTGCAGTTCCGGCTGAACCAGAAGGTTTGACTAGAAACGGAATGTCAAAAGTCGCTCTTTCGGCATAATTTACAAAACTTCTGTTCTGCAAAAGTCTTGTGCCGACTTCGGAAATGTCGCTTGTGTTGAACGTTTGCGATAGCGCTAAAGGTTCAGTGGTTGTAAATCCGTCAGAAGCGGAAACTGCGACATAACTTCCGGCTGTTGATTCAGTGGTGATGTAGGGTTGAGAACTTCTCAGTCTTAGATAACGGTCTGGAATCGCCATTTTGTCTCCTTATTCAACGTCATTTTCGATGGTGCGATACAAGACCGTGTACCGCATAGTTGCGATAAAAAACTCACTTTCAGCAGATGCTTGCCGAATCTGCGTGTCAGTGATTGCCGAATCTATTGCCAGCCCATTGAGTGTCTGGTCGTTTGCCATTGCTTCTTCAACCTCGACAGTCACCTGATCCAAAGTGCTTTCTGCGGTGTTGCCTTTGGCTACTGCTTCAATGGACAAATCAAGTGTTCGTTGTTGCCTGTTTTGAATCCCAATCTCTAAGCGTTCAATGCTTTCTGAATTCGCGTAAATCAGCAGCCCAGGCAAATCACTGGTTGCGATTGGATAAGTTCTTGAGAGAAAGACATTGCTTCCTGTTGTCGCTAGTCCTGTCAGAACCGTTGCCACTCTGGATTTAATCTGCGCTCGTTTATGCGCCATTACACACCCAACATGATTTGCGTCATGCCTGTCCCATCGGGCTGAATCCCTCGAACCGTGTAGTTGACTGCGCTGATCGTCAGAGTGTCGCCATGCGCTAGGCTCGAAACATCAGCGGTTCTTGCCAGCAGTGTTGGCTCTGAGCTTTCCACTTCTGACTCGTCCAAATCGACTGCAAGAAAGTCGTTGTCAAAAATGCCAGTGAAGGTTGAAGTGTCCGCCTTCGTCACAGTCGTTCCATAGTCGTTTAGCAATGCGCTTCTGTCCGCTGCGGTTTCAACGCTCATTTGGCTTTAGGCTTTCGTGCGGTTTTTGTGGTTCGAGTGGTCACTGGTGGCGCTTCTGCCTCGTCCAAGCCTTTGGCCCGATTTTCATAGACAACGGCCTTGCCCATGCCAATCAGTTGATTTGCTTCTTTTGGGTCAACGCTTATTACTTGTCCCACTCTCACAGGTCCACCGTTCGCAACGGTTCCTCGAATAATCTGAATCTTCATTGGAATATCCTTTGAAGCCGTTCGTTATAAACAATCACTCTTTCTGGATTCTGCATTTTGTCTCTAGCTTCTATCCACTTGCCTTGCTGGTCTTCCTGAACTCTTGTTGGTCGTTTATCTAGATCCCACTGATGCCAGTATCTGCGCGGTCCAGTGTAGAAATCGACTCCGCAAATGTGGATTTCGGAGTAACCGAAAAAGTCTGCGGTCCAAAGTGCTTCTGGTCCTGACAAGCGTATGAATGGGACAATTCCGCCATGAATGTCTTTGTCTCTTAGGTTCTTGGGATCGTGGTGAACAATCGCTGGTGTGTCGTACTCTTTTAGATGCTGTACCATTCGGACGTCATGCGCGTAACACCAAGCTAGTTCCCCCAAGAAAAGCAAACCGTGATTATTGACGCTCGCTAAATCGTAAGCTCTTGAACCTATCCGCGCCTTCGCTTTCGCTAGGTCTAAAGGCGCAGAAGGTCCGCCACACAAGAGAATACAAGGCCGGGAGTTACCCCAGCCTTGTAGCTCGTCTAATTGGAACACTTAGGCAACAGTGACGTCCTGCGCTGCCGCGAAGCTTTCAGCGTGAGCAACCGCAATATCCATATCTTGGTAGAAATAGAGGTTGGTCGTTGCGGTTCCTGCTGAACCGTATGGGTCAACCAGTACGTCAAGTGCTGAGAAGAAACCGACATACAAGTCAGCGAAGTTTCCAAAAATCAGCGAGTACGGTGAGCTAGACGGTGCTTGAGTGGTCTGAACAACCGGATAACCAAGCATGGAATCCGGTGTTGGCATAATCATCCGCGAGTCAGTGCTGGAAGCAACCAGTGTCTGCATCAGCTTGCCAACAACTGCCGGATGAGTCACCCAGCGAAGGTTCCCAAGCAGAGCGTTGTCTTGACTGACTTCGGTCATAATATCAACGACATTGCCATAGGTTAAGTTCGCGTTGCTACTGGTTCCGCCACTGGAAACGTCACCAATTCCAGAAGTCCCAAGGATTCCGGTTGGCTCGTTTGAACCACCACCTTTGATTGCCACGTTGTCAATTTTGGCTGCGAAAATTCGGACCATGTTGTTGCGAATCAGTTGTTCAACGCTTGGGTCAGACTGAATCATTAACTCGCGAGTCACTGCAACCTTGTTTGCGAGCAGCTTTGGCGTCATGGTGACTTGAGCAAAATCGGGCTCACTGTTTCCAACTGAGCCACCTTCTGCAATGAAGGCTGCTGCGGTGCTGGCGCTGATTTTTGGAATCGCAACATTTCCTGACAAACCGTTCAGAACGGTTGCGCCAACTTGCCCAAGAATGCTGGTTGAAATCAAAGCGTCAATAAATCGGTCGCCTCTGTAGTCTTCAGGAACAATATTGCTTCCTGCGCCAAAGGTTGCACCGGCTGCGGTTGATACTGTTCTGGTCTGCCATCCCCAATCTGGAACAAAGAAGCCTTTTGGTTGTCGCTTTTGCGTCTTGGCTAGTTCCTGGCTGATTTCCAGCTCAAGTCCGGCCTTGCTCCAATCTTTTTGGTCAGCCGCTCGAATCGCTCGCACTAAGCTATAGTTGCGCTTTTCCTTCGGTGAGGCGTCAACGCTGAAGCTGATTGGTTGGCTGGTCTTCTTCTCCAAAAGCATGGCTTGGAATTCAGAAAGTGACTTCTCTTCCTGAAGTGCGCGAAACGCTAGGTCGTATTCGTCATGTCGCTTACCAAGTTCGAGAATTTGAGAAGCTTGGTTGCGGTATTCCTTCAATTGGTCTTCCTGCCGAACTTGAACTTCCGGCTTTTGAACCTGCTCTTCCATTTTATTCTCCTGAATTGCAGTTGATTCATTACCGGAAATTTCCGGCTGATAGCTTC